ATTAAGTTTTGTAGAGCAGAAATGATACTAAAACAATCATTACGATCTGAACCTACGCAAAAGAAGATAGCTAGAGTAGATATGATGGATAGGGCATTACAACAACTAAACATAGAATGTGAGAAAAGTGGTTATCATCAAATACAACCAAATGCTAGATCATTTAGATTTGATAACAAAAATATACTAGTATGTGATACAGATGAAGAAAAACCATTACTTATCAAGATACATAAAGAAGAAAAAGATATTAGTATATTTAGTATAGAAGAATTACTTAGATGTATTCCAAATGATATTATGGAAGCTAAAAAACTATTATCTAAGTTAGATAAGTCAGTAAACATACAATCAATAAAATATGGGTAAAGGTAGTAAAAGAAGAAAAGAGGACACTAACAAGTATAGAGATGCTTGGGAAATAATATGGGGCGAACCTAGAAAGGATAAAACAAATGCCAACAAAACTAAAAAAAAGCGTAAAGACATATAACAGAAAAACGGGTAAGACTACAGTTGAACATTTTTATTTACATTCAACAAAGCAAACAGAATTAGAGAGAATTGCAAATGATCCAAATGCAAGTCCTAAGTTAAGAATGAAATGTAAAAGAGAGATAACAAAACGGAGAATAGCTAATGAAAGACTTAATAAATGAACCACCACATTATAATATTGGTGATATAAACTGTTTGGCATTGATTAAACAACAGTTAGGTAAACAAGGATATTTAGCATATCTTACTGGTAGTGCTTATAAGTATTTATACAGACATGAACATAAAGAAGAAAATATATCTGATCTAAAAAAATGTAGATATTTTATTGATGCAAAAATAAATGAATTAGAGAACTTATGAAAATAGATAAACAAAAACTAAAAGAAAAAATACAGCAGGGTAAATCATCACATGATGTAGCTATGACTTTAGGATGCTCACCATCTACTGTAAGAAGAAAAGCAAAAGAGTTAGGACTTAAATTTAAAACTAAATCACATTGGCATAGATATGAAAGTTAATGTAAAAAGTAATATTAAAGAAATCACTAAGTGGACAACTAACGCACAAAAGAAACAAATACCTTTTGCAACATCTGTAGCAATCAACAATACTTTATTTCAATTAAAAGCTGAACAGGCAAAACAAATGGACAAAAAACTAGATCGACCTACTCCATTTACTAAAAGAGGATTCTTCATTAACAAAGCTAAAAAAAATATGTTAGTTGGTGTATTGCTTATGAAGGACATAGTTGCTAACTATATGCAATTTCAAATAGAAGGTGGTACAAGAACTACAGGCAAACAAATACCAGTTCCATTTAAACCTAATGCTAGATTAAATAAATTTGGTAATATCATTGGTAAAAGAACTGGATTAATAAAAAAGAATACACAATTTATAGGTAATATAAATGGTACAGATGGTGTATATGAAAGGACAAAGGATGGTACAAAATTGTTGATAGGTTTTGAAAGGTCAGTAACATATAGACCTAGATTCCCTTTCTACAATATTGCTATCAAGTTTAGTAATGCAGTCTTTGATAAAAATTTTACTAAAGCATTTAATAGAGCTTTAAAGAGTGCCAAGTAATGCTAGGTTCTTCTACAACATACATCGTGGGTTATTCGCGACA